AAAAACTAATGTTCAAAACGACTATCGCTGCAGCAGCCGCTGCTGTTGCTTTCGCCCCTGCTGCTGCCCTAGCCGGTCCTTACGTCAACGTGGAAACCAATGCTGGTTGGACGGGCGATGACTACACCGGAGCAACTACCGACATCCATATTGGATATGAAGGTGAAGTTGGTGCTGGTTCATACTACGTCCAGGCTGGCCCTGCAGTCGTCGCCGTTGATGGTGTTGACACCGAGACTCGCTTCTCTGGTAAAGCAGGTCTGGGTATTCCTGTCTCCGACGCACTGAGTGCATATGGTGAAGTTTCCTTCCTGACCGCTGACGACGCTGACGATCTCGGCGTTGGTGGTAAACTGGGTCTGAAGTACAACTTCTGATTCACTAGTTAATAAGGATATCCTAACGACCTCCCTAAGGGGAGGTTTTTTTATGGTTAAAATTAGATTAACCCACTCTATATACTGCGATTACCTTTTCTTAAAGACAGGATGTCCACATCTTGCTATAATGTTCAGGTAAACAAAGCAAATTTACAAAACAAACAAATGAAAGCATTCGCAGTTGCCCTGCTCGGTTTGGCGGTCACCGCTCCCGCAATGGCAGGCCCATACGTATCCACCAAGTCCGAGTTCAAGGGCGATGAAGAAGGATATAGTAAAACAGTTCA